GAGCGTTGCGGGCAGGAACTGCGCACGGGCTACAACTTCCGCACTGCGCGGCGTAGCCTCAACCTGCTGACGATTGAGTGGGCCAACCGGGGCATCAACCTCTGGACGATTGAAGAGGGGCAGATTCCGCTATATCCCAATCAGGCTATCTACGCGCTGCCCAACGACACGATTGATCTGCTGGATCAAGTGACGCGTACCAACGCAGGCGCTGGCACCACGCAGATCGACATCAACATCAACCGGATCAGTGAATCTACGTATTCCACGATCCCCAATAAGTACGCGCAGGGTCGCCCCATTCAGGTTTGGATTAACCGCCAGACTGGCGAGACCAACGCAACCACGGTTCAGACCGCGACCCAGACTGTCCAGCCTGCGGACACCACGATCTATCTGGATGACGTGACTCAGTTGGCTGCTGCTGGCTTCATTAAGCTGGGTACCGAGGTAATTAGTTACAGCAACCTCACACAGCCTAGCCCAAGCTCCACCGCTGGGTACATCAGTTATTGTGGTCGTGGCCAGCAGAACACGATTGCTGGCACGTACGCCGTGGGCACTGCTGTGTCGGTGACCCGTCCCCCCTCGATCAACATCTGGCCAATCCCCAATCAAGGGTCGGTGGGTGATCCGTACTACATGTTTGTGTACTGGCGCATGCGTCGCATCCAAGATGCAGGCACGGGCGTGAAGGCACAAGACATCCCGTTTCGTCTCTTGGAGTGCATGGTGGCGGGGCTGGCATACAAAATGTCGATCAAGCTCCCTGACATGGACCCCAATCGGATCGCCATGCTCAAGGCAGAGTACGAACAGCAGTGGCAGTTGGCTGCGGACGAAGACCGCGAGAAAGCCAGCGACCGTTTTGTCCCACGCAGCTTGTTCTACAGGTGATGTATGGCGGGGCCTAAGTACGCGTCAGCCAAGTACACGATTGCGGAATGCGACCGCTGTGCGCAGCGGTATCTGCTCAAGCAGTTGCGTAAGCTGACCATCAAGACCAAACAGGTCAGCATCAAGGTGTGCCCGGAGTGCTGGGAACCCGACCAACCGCAGTTGCAGCTTGGTATGTACCCGGTGTATGACCCACAGGCTGTGCAGGAGCCGCGTCCTGACGTGAGCTACTTCCTGTCGGGTTTGAACGGTTTGCAGACGGTGGACACCGTGGGTATATCGCAGACCCAGACGGGCACGCCCGAAGGCGGTAGCCGGGTGTATCAGTGGGGTTGGAATCCGGTAGGTGGGTCGAGAGGTTTCGACGCCCCGCTAACCTTAAATTACTTGGTTTTGCAAGCCCAAGTTGGTACAGTAACGGTAACTACGACGTAAGGAGTCGGAAATGGACAAGATGAAGAAGGTTGCCAAGGAAGAGGTGAAGGCGCACGAGAAGCGCATGCACGCTGCCAAGATGGCCAAGGGCGGCAAGACCAACGCCCAAATGAAGGCGCTGGGTCGTGGTCTGGCCAAGGTTGCCAACCAGAAGAAGTCGTCCTTCACCTACAAGAAGGGGGCCTGATCATGGCCAAGTTCAGCAAGAAGGTGATGGGCAAGGAAGTCGGCCAAGCTGACATCTACGCTCAGCCACACACGATGCAAGGCAAGGCTTTGAGTGAAGCGGAGCTGGCCAACGGTTACCGCAAGGAGCCGACCGCTGCCAATTCTGTGAAGATGTCGGTTGGCAACATCAACCGGGATGGCTACGATCCCACGCCCAAGACCACGGGCATCAAGATGCGTGGCACTGGTTGCGCTACCAAAGGCACGATGTCTCGCGGTCCCATGGCCTGAACATGAACTACCAAGAACTGTTTGACGCTGTTCAGTCGTACTCGGAAAATATCTTTCCGGCCTTTGACCTGTCTGACGGGTCACAGGACACCACGACTGAGCAGATCAATCGGTTCATCCGGCAGGCAGAACAGCGCATCTATAACACGGTGCAGTTCCCGTCGTTGCGTAAGAACATGAAAGGGGTCATGTCGGCAAACAACAAGTACTTGTCTGCCCCAAATGACTTCCTCGCCGTTTATTCCCTGGCCGTTATCACTGGTGTTGTAGGCGGCGACCTCAACACGGGTACGTACGAATATCTGCTGAACAAGGATGTGAACTACATCCGGCAGGCGTACCCAAGCCCAAACGACGACAAGGGTGCCCCAAAGTATTACGCGCTGTTCGGCCCCACGGTGAACGGTGCCGCTATTACGACTGAGTTGACGTTCCTTCTTGGTCCGACGCCTGACGCCAACTACAACGTCGAACTGCACTATTACTACTACCCAGAGTCAATCGTTACGGCGGGCACGACGTGGCTCGGCGACAACTTTGACACGGTGCTCTTGTACGGCACATTGGTCGAGGCATACACCTACATGAAGGGTGAGACCGACGTGATGGCCTTCTACGAGACCAAGTACAAGGAAGCCCTGGCTCTGGCCAAGCGCCTGGGCGATGGTATGGAGCGCCAAGACGCCTATCGTTCGGGGCAGTACCGTCAAGCGGTGACTTGATATGGCGATCTTCCAAACCGTCACCACCAGCTTCAAGGTCGAGATTCTTCAGGCCGTGCACAACTTCGGCCCGACGTCGCCTGATACTTTCAAAATCGCGTTGTACACGGGCAACGCGTCGCTCGATGCTGCCACAACGGTCTACACAACTTTGAACGAAGTCACAGGCACTGGGTATGTGGCCGGTGGCGTGACGCTTGTGATCAGCCAGTCGCCCACCGCTGCCAACAACAATCAGCAGGTGCCGACCGCTTATGTTTCGTTCAATCCAGCACTATGGACTGGCGCGACGTTCATTGCTCGTGGTGCGTTGATCTACAACAGCAGCAAGGGCAACAAGTCCGTAGCGACTTTGGATTTTGGTTCGGACAAGACGGTGAACAACCAAACTCTCACGGTTACCTTCCCGGTAGCCGATCCCAACAACGCAATTGTTCGCATTTCGTAAGGAGCGCAAGTGGCGACTGTCTTTACTACCAAAGGTGATATGGATGAATCCCTTCTTGAGAAGAAGGAAGGGTTTGTTGATAATGACAACGAATACACGACTTGGGTCGAGTATTGGCACGAAGGTGAACTTGTGCACCGGTCGGTGCATGTTCAGTTGAAAAAGACGCCCGCTGTTGGCGTTGTAGCGGCATCATTTGAATAAGGAGCCTTGAAATGGCAAACACCCAAGCAATGTGCACGTCGTTCATGCAAGAACTGATGACGGCCACGCACAACTTCACCACCGGCACGGGCGACACCTTCAAGGCCGCTCTGTACCTAGCATCTGCTACGTATAACGCAAGCACCACGGCCTACAGCAGCACGGGTGAAGTGACGGGCACAAACTACTCTCCGGGCGGTATTGCGGTGACCAACGGCACTTCGCCGCTGTCAACCAATGCTTCTGCCACGGCGGGTGTTGCGTATTGGACCCCCACGGCAAGTTTGACCTACACCAACGTCACGCTGTCCACGGCGTTTGATGCGGTGCTGATCTACAACTCGTCTAAGTCTGACAAGGCTGTCAGCGTGCATACCTTTGGCTCACAGACCGTGACCGCAGGCACGTTCACCCTGACGATGCCGTCCAACACCACCTCGACTGCTCTGCTGCGTCTGGCTACGACCTGATCCGGCTCTTCTAAAGGAGTCGGATTGTGCCTACCGGATGGGGTGACGGTACCTGGAGCAGCGGCACTTGGGGTGGACTTGGTGAAACCCTAACAGGCAACGCTGCTTCTGGTGCCGTTGGTTCTGTCGCTGGGCAATCCATAACGGTTGCCCTGACGGGCGTCCTTTGCCATCCTGATATTGGTGGGGTAGACCCTTTCCCCAATCCAGAGATTCAGGAAGTTCACGCCAACGGCTTAGTTGGCACGATGACCGCAGAGGTCATCTACGCGGTAGCAATCTCAGGGGTCAGCGCATCGGGCGCTGTTGGCTCCGTTACTGCTGATACGGCAGAGAATGAAGACGGCGTCGTTGCCTACGGCAATGCTGGAACAGCCACGCCTGAAACAACGGTCGCTCTGTCTGGAGTTGCTGCTACCGGCGCGGTAGGCAATGTTGTTTATACCCGTGGCGCAGACTTGTCTGGGGTTGCTGCCAATGGTGCGGTTGGTTCAGTATCTGAAAACACGTCCGTTGCTCTATCCGGCGTTGGAGCTTCTGGTGCGGTTGGCTCAGTAACTGCTAGTACGGCAGAAAACGAAGATGGCGTTGTAGCTAACGGGG